GCGGCTGAGCCACGTGTTGCGACCAGGTCCGATCTCGGTTTCCGACGTGGCAATCGATGCCGGCCGGTTGTCCCCGGTGTAGAGGCTGAGATATCCGCCCGTGTCCACCGCCGCCCATTGCTTGCGGCTTTCGCGCATGAGCGGGCTATCGAGCGACGCGGATATGCTGTCGATATTGGCCGATCCGAACAAGGCAATCAGGGCCGCGCTATCGTCGAGCGACGTGCCCTCGCGGCCCATTTCCCAGGCCATCATCAGCGCTTCGTCGTCCCAGGACCACCGATTGTCCGCATAGGACCATATAAGCTGCTCATTCGGGGTTGACGAACCGTTGGCGGGATAGGCGATGATCACGGCCCGCTTTGACAGATCGAGCGAAGCGGAAATCCGGTGCCGGTAGGAGTAATTCAGCCTGTCCAGAAAAAATTTGTTGACCTTGCCTTCGCCGACGTTCTGGCTCCGGAGCCCGTCGAACAGGAAAAACCCCTCCTCGCTCACATAGAACGTGTGCGGGCCGAACGGGATGACGCCGTGCGGGCTCATGGCGCCGCGTTGGGTTTCGACCTCATCCTTCTGAAACACCGTCGAGCCGCCCGTGTAGACAATGCGGCTGATCATGCGTTCCTGAAAGATCGCTCCGGCCTCTCCACCCCTGATCTTGACGAACCCGCCGCCCGCCGCCGGCATCTCGGTTTCGCCAGACTGCCGCGCTGTGTCCGGCGTCCACCATGTGCAATCGTTAAAGGCGCTCCACCGAAGCGTCCGGCCGAAGCCCACGAGCACATGCGGCCCGACGCGGCCGATGGCGTCCACCGTGCGCGGGGCATAGGTCTCCTGTCCCGCGACCTGTCCGGCGTCGGGCACATCGGTGAACGTCGCGTCCTCGCCCCACCGGAACTTCTGCAGCGGCACGCCACGCGCACCCGCGAGGATATTGTCGCCGAACTGCTCGAAGCTCCACACCCACTCGGCATCGGCCGTCGCATAGCCGGCGCTCCGGGACAGATCGGCCGGCACCCGGTTGGCCAGGCGATAGATGGCCCGCGCCTCGGCTAGAAACAGATGCTGCTGCGCCGCACCGCCAAGCCCCGTGTAGCACGAGAACGCCCCAATCACGGTTCCCGACGTGACGCGGGCGTTGTCGTCATAGCGCGCCAGCGCGGGCTTGGCCGTGTACCGGCCGCCCTTGCTGATCACGCCCTTCGCCGTCAGAAGCCCCGCGCCCGTCTTCGGCGCGTCCGGCGTCCATTCGCCGAACTCGACCCGTTGCATTCGAGCGAATGGGCGTTCTTCAGCCACGCGGGTTCACCATCGCTGCCATGGGCGTGGGCTTGATCGTCGGCGAGCCGTCCTGCCGCGTCTGGACGTTGACCGGTGCCAGCGGCGATTGCCGGTGATTGTCCATGGCCGCCTTCAGGTCCGCCAAAGCGGCCTGCTCCATGATCTGGGCGCGCTGATACAGGTCTTGATTGCCGAGCACGTCGAGCGCGATGATCGCCTTCGCGCGGGATCGGATCAGAACCTCGCCATCCGTCATCCACGCATTCGTGTCGCTGCCCGCCGAGAGGGGAGCCAGCTTCTTGACGCCCGTCAAATAGATGTTGAACACGCCGTTTGGGATCGGCCCCAGGCGGATGCTGGCGCCCTCCCGAGCGTAAAACCGCGGCGTGCCGTTTGCGACTGTCGTCGAATAAAAGTTATCCAGCCACAGATACGACGTACCGGCCAGCCGATTAGCCGCGCCGCTGGTTCGGTTGATCACGCTATCTATCGTGAGTAGATCCTCGCCCGACGTGATCGAGCCACCCGCCGCCGTTTTCAGGTTCGTGGGCAGCGTGTAGGTCTCTGTCCCGGATACAGTATCGATCCGAAAATGCCCCCGGTTGAACGTGAACGGCTGCGACTGATACGTCTTGATTGCAGACTGGATCGCGTCCGTGATTTGGTCCAAGAGATCGTACCACGTGGTCTCGTTGGCGATGCGGTCCCGCATGGTTGCAAGCGTTGTCATCAATACCCCCAGGGTCGAATGCGACGCGGCAGAACGTCGGTTGATTTTCTCCGCAGTGCGATGAGCGCATCGCGCTCGGCGATCGCCGCTGCACTCATCAACTCCGTGTCACGCAGAACGTCCCGAGCCAGCAGCCGAACGGCTGTTGCCCGCGTCAACGCCTCGCCGGCCACCATCCATGCGTTCGTGTCGCTGGATGCAGTGAGGGTCGATAGCTTCTTGGTCCCGTGGATGTAAATCGAGTAGACCGCATCCGGGATCGGCCCGAGCCGAAGCTGATCGCCAACCCGCGCGAACGCGGTCGGCTGCCCCGTCGTGGTCGTCGAGTTGAGGATTTCCAACTCATCGGGATCGACTGCACGCATGGGCGATCCGGTGTTGTTGTTCCGGACCACGGCGTTGTCGATCTCGATCAGGTCTTCGCCCGTCGCAAGGGCGGCCCCGGCTGGCGTCAGCAGAGCGGTCGGGAGCGTGTAGAACTCCTGAGCGGCTACCGTATCCAGGCGGAACCGTGCCTCGTTGAAGGCGAAGCGCTCGGCCTCGTGAAACTCGATTGCCGAGCGTATCGCGTCGTCGAAATGTTCGAGCAGGTCATACCGCCCGATCTCATTGGCGAGACGCGCCCGCAATGTTCCGAGTGTGCTCACTGCGGGCGCCTCCCGTTAGGCGTAGCGGGTCGGATCGAGGACATACTCGATCATGACCGAGGCGGCACCCGTCGTCGCAGCCGTGCCCGTCTGCGTGTAAGCGACCAGGATTTCCGTCGCCGACGTGAGCTTGGCTGCCTTGCCGGTGTAGCGGGTGAGACCGAGCGCGGTCTCATCCACGTCACCAGCCGCCAAATAGGCGTCGTCGTCCGACGCGTGTCCGACCTTGAGCACGTTGGTCGTCGCCGCGTTAAACACGGTCGTCACGAGCACCGTGACGGCCACAATGATCGCTCCGGCCGGCACGGCTCCCGCCGAGACGCCAGCCGTAATGCCGGTCGTGTCAAACGAGATGTCCTTTCGGAGCACGTGGGGCACCCAGGAGTGCGGCCCTTCAGTAGCGCTTGCTGCCATTGTCAGATCACTCCTTTATCAGCTCGCCGCAGCGGCGTAGGTCGAAACGACAACCGTGCCGAAATCGACAGAGTTGTACACGGTCTTCTTCATGCCGAAGATGCAGCCCGCCTCGACGCCGAGCTTGTTCTTGTAGTCGAACAGCTCTTCGTTCCAGTCGAACTGACCGGGGCCGAACTCCTTGCCGAACCCCATGCCCACGGCCTGCGCGCCGCACAACACCGCACGCCGCACGCTGGTCTGCGCCGCGCCCGAGGTCGAGTGAACCCCCTGCGTGACACGTGTGGCCTCGTGCAGAATGACGTTGTTGTACATGCCGAGAGCACCCGTGAAGAGCGGGTTCTTCGAGGCGTTGCCGCCGCTCATTGCCGCCTTCTGGATGTCCACGTACTGACCGGTCGAGGTATTGGTGCGCAGCGACGTCACCTGATAGGGATGCAGGAACATCACGTAATGCGGCTCACCGCCGATCATGATCGGACGGATGAGAGGCGTCGCGACCTTCGCCTTCTCCACCGCTTTGTCGATCAGATCGAGGGTGAAAACCTTCGTGCTGTCAGCCTGCACCGCCTGATCGGTCGAAAGCGCACCCGCCCGCAGAATGCGAGTGGAACTCGGCGCGACGATCGCGTTGTTGCCGGCGTACCGGGCGTCGGTCTGCACCGTGTAGCCGCAGATGTGGTTGAAGAACGTCGCATCGATGCGATCGCTCCACCAATCCTTGAGGCCGCTCATCGCTTCCTCGCGGACGCTCCACGGGATACGCTGCTCGCTCATCTTGCCGGCCGAGCGAACGGCGTGGCGAAGCTGATTGATCACGATATCGTCGGTGTAGGTGCTCAGCTCCTCTTCGTTGCCTTCCAACGTCGAGTCACCAACCACACCATCGCCGGCCAGCTGCATGCGCAGCGTCAGTCGAACGCGATCGCCGGCGCTCTTCTGGGTATCCGCCTTGATCTGGATCAGGGACGAATTATCGGTGCCCATGAACTTTTGCGCGTAGGTCTGCTTCAGCGCTTCACGGGCGAGACGCTTTGACCATAGCTTGACGGTCTCAGCGTCATTCAAACCATATGCGGTGTCTGCCACGGCGTGGCACTCCTTTTTGAGGTTGCTCCTTTCAGGTTTCGCCCTTGCCGACGGGCCGCCGTGGCGCGCATGCGCTGCGCGGTGCGATGCGGGATTACCGGCTCCCGCTGGCCGAAAACGCTTTTACGAACGCTCAAATCAACGCTAGTTCAGAACGCCGGCCGCGCGCATCTTCTGCAGGATGCTCTCGGCTTTATCGGGATCGGTCGTGTACATATTCGCCAGCTCGCCGATCGTCGGCCAAGCGCCGTCAGCCGGCGTGCCGCCCGATCCCGTGCTTAGCGAACTTGCAGCCTGCTGACCAGCCCGAATTGTCTCGATCCGAGACGGCGCCGCCGGTCTCTGAGCCACCGGCTGTGGTGCCGGCTGGGCAACCGGTGCCGCTGCTCGTGGCGCATATCCCCTCTGGCGCGCGATATTATAGGCCAACTCCGCCGGGCTCATGCCCGTCTGAGCCGCGTGCACGGCGATATTCATTGCGTCTCTCTCGACAAGAGCCTGTCGGAACTCTGCCGCCGTGCGAAACCCGTTCTGAATGGCCAGATCTTCCACCTTCGGATGCCCATCCGGGAACATGGCCGCATACTCCTGCTGCCGATGCTCGCGCAGAAACGTCACCGCGTTGGTATAATCCGGCGTTTGAGCCGCAAACTCCCGTTCCGCCCGCGTGACGTAGTTCATCAGCTCTTCTTGCTGGCGTCGGGCTTCGATCGCCTGCTTCTGCGCTTGTGTCTCTTTCTCCAAGCGGGCCGCCTGCTCGGCGATCGTCTCCACCTGCTTGCGCACGGGGTCGAGATAGGGATCGGCATCCGGCTGATTGCGCGTCTGTCCCTCTGCAAGAGTGCGCAGAAACTCACTCATGCGCTTGGCCTCGGCCTCGGCCGCTGCCTGGCGCTCGCGCAGCTGCCGCGCCTCAAGACGCGCCTCACCCAACGCCGCCTGCAGATTCTTGTGCCGCTTGTCCAATTCCTCATAGGGGAGCGGCTGCGGCTTCTCTGGTGCCTTCTCGGCGGGCTTCTCGGCTTCCGTCTTGGCCGCTTCGGCTGGCTTCTCGTTCTGAGCGGGCGCGTCGCTCAACTCCCGCGCCATTTCGGCATACTTCGCCGCATCCGGGTCCGGTGCCGGCTGCGTCGGGGCCTTCTCGATCACTGCTGCGTCAGACATTCACAACTCCCTGCGGCTTCCGGGCCGCTCCGATGCCGGGATGCGCTCCCGGCCAGCGTCACGCCGCGTTCTGCGGCGATCCCATGATCCGTCCAGCCGCCTCGATCGGGCGGATGTTGCTTTCCATCTCCTCGCGGCGAGCCTTGGCCGCCGTCAGAGCCGCGTTTGCCTGCTTGCCGGCCACGTCCGCCTGAGCGCCAGCCATCGCCAGCTGCTGTTGAGCCTGCGCCATCGGGTCGGGAGGCGCCGGTTCATTGATCGACTTCGCGATCTGGGCCGACAGAGACGACGGCAGCGGACTGTATTCGATCATCTGAGCCAGCACCTGCGGCGCGATCGGCATCTCTTTGAGGATCGGCATCATCTGAACCAGCATGCCCCAGACGGCTTCCTTCTGGTTCTGGCTCATGGGCGCTTCGTCTACGACGATGTCATACTTGACGACCCCCGGCTGACGCACGAGCGGCCGGTATTCGATGCCGCGATCGCCATTGATGCGGATCAGGCGGCCGTCGCTCATGTACCTCACGATGTAGTCGAGCAGCACACGGCCCTGCATCTTGCGATAGCGCCGAAGGCTATCGAAGAACGTGGCCAAGATCGCATAGCCCGAGCGCTTGCGCTGGGCCTCAAGCACGCCGGCCTGCTCCCGCTGCACGAGCCCGAGCATTTCCAAATTAATGCCGGAAACCTGCGGCAAGCTCTCAACCGCAAACTCCAGAATGGATTGGATGCCCTGCGGCAGCGGCGGAGCGGTTCGTTCCTTAATTCGGTTGCCCGCAATCGCGCCCGGCTGCAGCTCGATCATGCTATCCGGCCGCGCCCAATCGTCCTGCGCCTTCCGCGCGTTGACGAACGCATTTTGCTCGTAAAACAGCCCGCCCTTGCTGTTGGTGTTGATGATGTGGAGCAACTGCGAAAGCTGCTTGTTGGCCCACATCTGCGGGTCCACCATGGCCTTGACGACGCCGTACCACGTGTTGCGGTTGCGATCGCGCTTGCCCGTGATGCAGGTGAACGTGAACGCGCCGCAATCTAGCTTCTTCGTCGGCTCCACGAGCACCGAGCCCGCATAGATCGCCTGCTTGTAGACACGGCGCTTGCCCTTGACAGCAGGAGGCGGCACAAACCCCTGCGTCAAGTAAAGCTCGGCCATCTGCTCAACCTGCTCAGCCGTCAGATCGGTAATCTGTCCCGACTGCGGGTCTTGCACCGCATAGGCGGGCTCCATGTCCCACCATTGCATCTGGATGACGCGAATAGGCCGGGTTGCAGCCGATGACGGGTTGCCGTCCGTCGCCCGGTACTGATCGCCGGCAATGTTGTTGTGCAGATCCGAGCCGGTTTCGATCGCCTTGTCCTGCTGGCCGCGCACTTCGTCGATCTTGCTCGGCCACTTCGATTTGAACTCATCCGGGTCATAGTCGCGCATGCGATACACATAGCGCGCATCCACGAGATTCCGCTTCTTGGCCGTTGGGTCCCAGCCCATTTCGAGCGGGTCAATCCGGTGCACGAGAACGTCGCCCTCGGCGCTGGTTTCATAGCTCAGCGTCGTCTCGGTCCAGCCCATACCGGAGATGATCGTGTCAGAAAACGCGTCGCTTTCCTCGTCCTCCGCGTCGCAGTTGTCGCGCACCCAATCGGCCGCCGCGCCAAGCATCTCGCTGGCCTTGGCGTCGCCGATCTCGCGCGGATAATACTGCACGGCCTGCCGATTAAGCACCTCGGCGCCCATCACCGCAGACACCATCGGATCGACGCGGTTGAACGTGATCGGAACGCGCATTTCTTCCATCATGGCCGCGCGATCGTCCGCCGACCATTGGTCGCCGCTCGTGAACTCGTACCACCGCTTGGCGTCGGCGCGCCATCCGCTCTGATGCTGATCCGCGCGGCGCTGCCACTCATTGAGCCGCTTGACCAAGGCTTCCGCATCGCGCGGCGTGTCGACGCTGTCGTCTGCTGTGTCGCTCATGCCGCCCACGCTGATTTAGGCGCTCGGCGCCGCTGATATCGATCCGGATTGTCGGGAATGCTTTCGGGAACGTGGCCGCATGCGCCCGTCATGTACGCATCGGCGCAGTGCGATGCCCAATCATGGTGGGGCTCGCTCAGATACGTGCCGCGCTTGTCGTCCCATTTCTTGCGATAGTTGTCGAGACACTGGATACCGCGCGCGCAGCGAACCTCGTCGAACCAGCTCGCGGCGAGCAGCCGACGCGCGGCTTCGATCGCCTGTTGCTTGTCGGGGATGCGCGGCACCACGCGGAACGTCAGCCCTAGCCCACGGGCCACATCGACCGTCGATTGAGCGCCGGGCATAACCCAATGCGAGTTGTCGAGATCGTGCGGGCCGTAGTGCGTCCCGTATATCCAACCATGCTCGGTCGCGCGGTCGCGGATGACGCGGGCATAGTGATCGACGCCCTCGCCCGTGTTTTCATAGTAATCGATAAAGTGGAACATACCGCCGTGTGTCTGGTAAAACCACACTGCCGTGCTGTCATCCTTGCCGATGTCCCAACACGTGTGCACCGGCCGCGTCGGGTCGATCGCGATCTTGCCGATGCGGCCCTGCTCACGGGCCTTGAGCATCTGGGTCTGGAAATAGGCGCCCTGCACAGACGCGTTGAACGCCTCCGGCAGAACGGACGGATATTCCCTCATCATGTCGTCAGGCCCGATCGCCTGGCGCTTGATGACGTACCACGCGCGCTGCTCTGGCGAGAGCGCGACCTGGTGCTTGACTTCCAGGTCTCGGAAGTAGTCGTCCATCTCGCGCGGGATCGTCACCAACGCGGGATCGTCCACATAATCGGGGTGTGCGTGCCACGGTGAGAAGTGCAACTTGAATTGCTGCAGGGAAAGTTGCCGCCCGAGCTTCGCCACGCGCTCGGCATCGCTCACCAGATCGTAGAAATCGCCGCCCGCGCCTTCGGCCGTGCTCTCGACGAATATCATCTGTCCGCGATGCACCGTACCGAAGGCACCCGTCCTGATCTCTCGCGCCTTCTCGGGGTGCTTCACGCTGATCTTGCCGAACTCAGACACGTGCAATATCTGCAGCGTGCCGCCGCGGTGGCTCGTGCCGACGCTCACAGATGATCCGTTCTTCCACTGCAACTCAAAGGCGTTTTCCTTCGTGAGCGGATTAGCCTCGCGCACAAGCTGGGGCAGCCCATCGTAGGCGTATTTGATCTTCGCGAGCTTGTCCTTGGCGTCGTCAATCGTCAGGTCGACGATGCCGGCCGCCGTTGACGGACGGAACGTGCACGTGTCCGCGATAAACAGCGCAATGAATGTGCTGAACCCCAGCTGCCGCGCCTTGGGGATGACGTTGAGGGTGTGCATCTCATCCCATAGCCGGCGCTGGGCGGCATTCGGCACAAACGACACGGCGTTGCCGGCCGCGTCGCGGATGCGATAGAGGGTGCAGAGCCGCCACCACCGATCGGTGTATAGCTTCGCAACCTGTTCTCGGGCCGCGTCAAGCGCCATCGCCACTCGCCTTTGGGAACACCGACACAACGCCGGCCTTGGCCATCACCTCGCCCCAGCCGTCGCCTGCCGTCATGACGTGCTCGGCTTTGTCGCCCCACACGCGCGGATTGCGGCGCCCTGCCGTCCATTTCGCGGCGTCAATCACCACCTTTGCAATTTCCGCCGTCACGGGCTGCCCGTCGTCCTGCCGTAGTGTCCCGCGCGCCAACTGCTGTGCAATTTGTGGCACTCGCTCGGCGAATGCGTGTGCGGATGCTTCGCGCGCGCGCGTGTACAACTGACCAAAGTCCGCGTGTCTATGCGCCCATCTCAAAATCGTTCGCTCACGCGGCATATCGGGGAGCGCTTCGATCTCTGCCAGCGTGAGGCCTTCGACCACGAGATCGCAGATGCGCTCGCCCATCTCTGGCGTGTAGGTCGATTGATGTCCGCCCTTATCCTTAGGCGTGTCGTCACTCATGCGGTCCTCACAGTACGGCGGTTACTCCACGAGCATCGCAGGCGCGCCGGTACAGATCGGCGAAGCGGACTCGAATGTCGATCTGAGGCAGGGACGGGCGATCGGAGCCAGACCAGCCAATCATGAGCGCGAAAATGGGCACGAGCGTTGACACGAGCGCCATAAATGCGGCGATCGCAATCTGTGTCCAGGTCTGCGCGTCCGCGGATGGTTCAAGCGTTCCCCATGCTACCTGAGCGATAAAATCGGTTTGCGCCACAACTTTCGAGTGCTTGTACTCTGTTTTCGCGCCGGCTTCTCGGGCTTTGTCCACGAGACGCTGTGTCGCCTCAATGCGGCCCGTCAGGTCGTCCCGCTTCTCGGCGGTTGCGATGCGGGCAACCAACGCGGCGCGCTGATCCATGAGTGCCTTGCACTTGACCTTGCAACCACCGCGTGCGGTCTCAAGCTCGATGGCTTTGTCCATCGCGGGCAGCTCGCCTTTGAGGCCGTCAGCGGTAACGGTCGCTGCCCATGCGTTGGCGGCCGTCAGCTCGGCCAGTTGGTCACGCCAGAGCTTGAGGTTGGCTCGGTGGTCCGTGATCGTGTCCTGCGCTTCCGCGTGAACGGCATTCTTGATGTGGGTATCCTTGCTCTCAACCGTGCGGACGCCGACCGTATAGGCCAGGTGCGTACCGTACTCGGCGACCGCGAAAAACGCGCCGGCCGCGATGCACAGCGCGCCGAATGCTTTGCCGCCGTGGCGCATCTCGTGGCGTCCGTAGGTGAGCGCGATTGGAGCGAGCAGTGTCACGAGCACAAGCGCCAGAGCGTGTCCGCCGCTCATGGACGAGCCAAATGCATACGACATCCAACACGATGCCACGATGCCGACGAGGCCTAGGGTGCGGGCCAGTGCGGGGATTTCGGCGGGAGAGCTGGCGTGAATCCAGCCAGTAATAGCGCGCATGACGCCTCCGATAGGGGTGAGACGCTGGCACTAGATGACGCGGGAGTGATGCCGACAAATTACACTGTGGCGGGGGTGTGGTCAACTCGGCCTGTCCAGACGAAACGTCGCCCGTAACGATTTCCCTGGGCGGTCGTCCGCCGCGCCAGCAAAGCCGCCTGCGCGAGCCCATTGAGTAATCGCGTCCACGACCTCATCAATATTGAGCGTCACCAGCACGCTGTCACTTTGCACCTGTACATGCATTGACAGGTGCCCCAAAATTACGTCGCGAAGGTCTTCCCTGCCTGTCATTTCACATGTCCTCGACCATCCAAACCGTCATATCGTTCTCCTCTGCACCTCCCTAGGTGTTGCAACGGGGTCAATGCGCATGCTTCGACCCTCCCTAGTCACGATTCCGAGACCACGTGGTTGACGCTCGGCTCATGGCGCGCTCTGAATGTGGCTGTGACGCCATCCGGGCACACAATAGCTATCTCAAACGGATTTTCGCCGCGCTCCCACCCATCATGACGGGTGTAATCAAGTTCGCAGGCCAATTGCGCGGCTTCATTTCGATTGCTTGGCTGCTTCAGCCCTGGAAACCACCGCGCGTCCTCCTCAGTCTCGCCCAGGTCCGGGAAATAGTAGCGCCACAACATGCTGTCCTCCATCCCCTCACTCCCCCTTCTTCAGTCCCTCTCGAACGCTCTTGCGTACTCGGCTTGTCGCTCCAGATAGGCGTCGGCCTTAGCCTTCGCGACGTATCCTTCGCCGCCGTACTCCCCGCCGCAGAGCGGGCATGGCTTTTCGCCGTAGTTGACACACACGCACAGGTCTCCGCCGCAGTGACAATTGACAACCTGTTGCCCGTAGCAGAGTGGGCAACGCACGTGCCCCTTGGGAACGTGCAGATCGTCATCATAGAAATCGTCGTGCATCCCCCTCACTCCCCTGCCCGATGCTGTTCGCGGATCTTGACGGCCGCATTCCGGAGCCCCTGGCAAGCGCCCTGCGCCGCTCCAAGCACAGCGCCAACCGTGTACCCGAGCGCGTAAGCTATGCCGGCGATGATCTCTCGCATGGTCTCTGCCCTCCTAGCTGCACTAGCTACACCTGTTGCATCTCTGTCGCTGATCCGGCCACGATGGCACGGGAGCGACGGACGCTGATTTCCCACCGCTTCGGCGGGCCACTGGCCGGTATGCTCTCAACCGAGACGATAGCCCCGCCGTTGCTGTCGACAACGTATCCTCTCAAATGCTGCTCAGCGTAGAGGACGGCCGCTCCTGACGGTGTTTTGGCCGCGTACACGGCGCCGTGATACTCGCCGAGGCTTTTGACCTCATACCCGTTTACACGGGCGGTCCAGCATCGCCAGAGAGGGACGGCGGTCTCAAGCATTGGGGTTCCGATCCTCCACAAGGCGCGCCCCCTTTTTCCAATCCACGCAATCGTCGGCCACGATTGATCCAGTAGTCCAATCAACCACATGCCACCAATCGTCGGGTTCATCTTGCATGTCTCGTCCTGCCGCGATGGCGGTTTCCGGCGAGCCATAAAACCCGACGAAATCATTCCAACCGCCTTTAGGATAATAGTTCCGTCCTGCAAACAGCGCGTATTGCTTTATTTCTGGCGTTGCATCAGCCATTGGTTTTCTCCTCCGCTGAGATGCGAGGTTGCCAGAGCTTGCCCTCGGGGCCGCATTCCCCGCATTTTGAGCGCATCGCCTCAGCGATCCAGAACACTTTGAACGGCGTTGCTACGCACAGTCGGGCGGCGCGAGCTTGATAAAAAGACTTGCAGTCCTCGCACCTGCGCTCTGCCTTCGGCGCCTCCCAATCGGGCTCAAGCATTGGGGGGTTCCTCCGGCTGAAGATTGCAATTGGACTTCGGTTGCCGGGGTTCCCAGAATTTCCCATCAGGGCCACATCGATCCGACCAATCAAACGCCCGCTCTGCCCAGCAACGCGATACAAATCCGTCCGAGGGATCGCTTGCTGCCATGCGTCGTACGCAGTCATTGTTGGTGCGTATGGTGCCATCCAAGCAAAATTCCGCATTGAGCAAAGACAGTTCCGCATTCGGCCGCCATTGCATATGCTTGCACGTCTGACAGCAGCGGACGATGCCGCGCGGAAATTCCATTTTCTCATTCCTCGGCTTACGCATAGCCGCTCACCGGGTCGCGCGCCGCTACCTCCTGGATCATCTCTGCACTGCGCTCGTCGATCGACGCCAGCAAGTGCTCTCTCAAACCATCCGCCGCCCAAATGCCAGACCCGCCGCCGATCCCGACATAATCAATGAGGGACCGCGCGGCTAACATCGCTGCCACCACTTCCACAAAAACGCTCTTTCTCTCAATGCCTCGCAGCGCCACAATTGACACCATGGCCCGTCGCACGTCTCGTTCATCCTCGCTGCTCAATTTCGGCTTGCTGCCCATAGCCATTGGCTTCCCCTCCCTCCACTCAATGTATCTTGGCGTTCGTCTTCAGCCGATCCGGAACCGTTATTTCCCGGCCATCGGGCCGACGCGCCTTGAGGTCGTCCATAAACCTGTCGCCGATTGCCTCCACTTCCTCTCGCGTCGCCTTAGGTTCGGACATCATAACCGGCCGGCCGTTCACAAAAACCGCGACCATCCATCTGCCGTCAGTAAGCAGACGGATCTTTGTCTCAACCAGCGTCCCGCTCATGAGCGCCCTCCAAGTCGTCCATAAACATCTTCACCATTGCCACTACATCCTCAGGCGTGGCTATCGGCTCGGATCTCGTAATCAGAATTCCGTCTACAAAAAAAGAGACCACCCATCGGCCGTCCGCAAGCAGCCGTATATTTGTCTCAGTCGGTCTCTCGTCCATGAGCATCCACCTCCCTCCAATCTCGTGCGAGCGCGCCGCGTATCAGGCCGGCGACGTACGCCGACCGCTCGCGTGCGGGCACCGCAACGCGTAGACGCTCCGCCACTTCTGGCGGGAGCGATATTGCGATCTCGATGTATTTCTCAGCCGGCAATTTGGGCGGACGGCCGCGCCTCAGTCTCGTGTCCATGCTGGGATTATAGCACCGTCGCGGCTGATTTTCACCCGATCACGAAAATGTGATCACCTTTCTTATTTACCCCGGCTAAAAATGTGCTATACGACAATCATCAGAAGGCGGCGATCCTCCACCGAAACTTCCGGGCGGCAGCACCGAGATCGGGGTCACAGGAGAGGGCGGCGGGCCAAGACTGAAGTGACCAGCGCCTAGGCCATCCCATACGCGGGATGGCCCTCGCCCTGTTCACAAGACAGGCCCGACCGGTGTTGGAGCACCGGCCGGGAATGACAACCCCCGACCACACTCGGAGGCTATCATATGCACGATCTATCACACCGGATTGGCGCCGGTCTATTCGCCGCTGCTGCAATCATGGGGACGGGTTACGTGCTGTTCTCGGACGTTCCTGCGTCCGGGCTCACGGTCGACCACGTCACGAGCGCCCTGGTGCTCGTGCTTGCCCTCGGTGCTGGCCATTTCGTGTTGCCCTCGTGGCAGCGCGGCAAGCGGCTGGCGTCGATCGGGCTCGCCCTGGCGTTTGTGGCTGCCACCGTCGTCATCGTGACCGGCTCTGCCGGACGCA